AGCGAGGAATACCGCGAAGTGTATTTGCCGCTCGAGCCGTGGATGGAACGCCCCGACCCGAAAGTGTCGCGCTCGTTCTTCTTTGTAAACATCTTCAGCGACCTGTTCTTTTACGGTGCCGCCTACGCCTATGTGACTCGGCGTTACGCACCGACTGGCGGAGGGGCGCAGGGTTTCCCCGCTTCCATGACCTGGCTGCCCGCCGCCAACATGTCCAGCACCAAGCAGTCTGGCTATCCCCAGTTTTACGGCCCCTCGGATGAACTTGAGTTCAATGGGCAACCGCTCGACGTAAACAACGTCATTCAGTTCATCAGCCCAATTGAAGGCATCCTGAAGGTTGGGGCGCGCGCCATCAACACAAGCATTTATCTCGATCAGGCCGCCGACCGTTACGCACAACTCGAGACAGTGCCCGGCTACCTACAGCAGATCGACGGCGAGGACCTTTCTGGTGAGGATCTCGGTTCGTTGGCCTCTGCATGGGCAAACGCCCGTAAACAGAACGCTATCGGTGCATTGTCGCGGCAGGTTGAGTTCCGCGAATACAAGCAGAATCCGCAAGAAGTCATCTCGGATCAGCGTAAATATCAGGCTCTCGAGATGGCCCGTCTGTGCAACATTCCCGCGTACCTTGTGTCGGCCCCGACTGAGGGTGCGTCAATGACGTATCAGAACGCACAGCAGGCTCGTCAAGACCTGTATCTTTTCGGTGCCCGCATCTACCTCGACGTGATCGAGCAGACCTTGTCGGCTGACAATGTCCTCCCGCGGGGCCGGTATGTCGAGTTCAACATGGAGGATTACGCAGGCGAAATCGCCGAGGACACCCCCAGCCGTAACGATCAAATGGAGTCTGTAAATGATTGAGTTTGTTTCTGTCCCGATCACCCTCGACGCTGCGGCGGGTGAGGAATCTCCGCGCACGATCACCGGGGTTGCTGTCCCGTGGGACACCCCCGCAACCGTGTCGGGCGGCGAGCGCGTCATGTTCAAACGCGGCGCGTTCAATGTAAACGCCAAGGCCCCGAAACTGCTTGAAGGTCACGACATGACCCAACTTCGTGGTGTCATCACCGAACTGGTCGAAGCCGAAGAAGGCCTACTGTTTACCGCCAAGTTCGCCAAGACCCGCGCCGCCGACGAAGCCATTGAACTGGTGAAGGCAGGCGCGTATGACTCGGTCAGCGTTGGTGCTGTCCCAGTCAAATACAAGTTTGACAAGAACGGCACCATGGTCGTGTCGCAAGCGAACCTTGTTGAAATCAGTCTCGTTGCACAGCCCGCGTTTGCGGATGCCGTCATCACAGAGATCGCCGCGTCACAACCTGACGCAGACGAAACCCAACCCAATGACATTCCTGAGGAGGAAACCATGTCACAAGAAACCCCAGCGGTTGAGGCTTCGGCTGAAATCGTTCCGACCGCACCGATCGTGTTCGCGCAGGCGAAGAAGCACGTCGAGATGCCCACAGCCACCGAGTACCTCGCAGCCGCAATTGCGGGTGGCGACCAGTGGCGCGCAATGTCCGAGGCCGTTCGCGCAGCAGCCCCCGACATCGTCACCACCGACACCCCCGGTGTCCTTCCGACCCCAATCGTGTCGCCCGTTTACAACAACTTCATCGGTCGCCGCCCGGTCGTCGACGCTGTCGGTGTTCGCGCAATGCCCGCAGGTGGCAAGGTGTTCATCCGCCCCGAAGTCACCACGCACACCAGCATCGGTGCATCCATCGCGGAGCAGTCCCCGACCGCAGGCACGATGGTCGTTTTCAACAACCAGGTCACAAAGCAGATTTTCGGCGGCTACGTCAACATCTCCGAGGCCGACATCGACTGGACAGACCCGGCAATCCTGAGCGTCGTGCTCGACGACATGGGCCGCATCTACGCAAACGCAACCGACAACTACGCAGCCGATACGCTCGCGTCGGGCGCAACGGTGACCAGCAACTTCACCGCAACATCCGCAACCGACCCGGCCTACTGGGCCGCATGGGTGGCGGCATCTGCTGCAACCATCCTGTCGTCGTCAAACGGCAACCTTCCCGGTCATTTGTTTGTCAGCCCAGGAATCTGGCAGGACCTGCTCGCGCTCAGCGACACGGCAGATCGCCCGCTGTTCCCGCAGGTCGGCCCGATGAACGCCTACGGCAACCTCGGCCCCGCCCAGTACGGCGGCAACGCCTTCGGCTTGCAGGTCGTCGTCGACCGCAACTTCCCGTCGCAGACACTCATCATCGGTGACGCCACCGGGTACGAGTTGTACGAACAGCAGAAGGGTGCCATCAGCATCGACAGCCCGTCGACCTTGTCCCGCACGATCGCGTTCCGTGGCTACTTCGCCGCGCTCATGATCGACTCGAGCAAGTTCGTCAAGGCCGCTTTCGTCTGATCCACGGTCACTAGGTAGGGAGAGGGTCTGACATGGCAAGCGCAACAATCACGCATGTGCGCCGCATAGACAACTATGCAGCCGTGCAGACCCTCACCGACCTCGAAGTTCAGCAAGGTGACTCGGTCACTGTTTCGGCAGTGGCCCTCACCGGGTTCAACGCAACCGCAGTCGTTTACAGCACCGAGCCGTACTACCTTGACGGCGTCGACGACGAGGGTTACCTTGTTTTTGACTACAGCCTGCCCCGCCCCAATCAGATCATCTACGCCAACAGCGGCGCAGATGTGGCGTACGAGTCGGAGTCAGGCACCGTCACATACACCCAGTCGGTGTCGTGGATCGTGGCGGCCGATGTGCTGTCATGGCTCGGCATTGACGTAGCAACCGCCAACGACACAGCGTTCGTGTCGGTGTGTGTAAACGCCAGCAACGCATGGTGCTACCGCAAACGACGTGAAGCCGGGTACATCGACTCAATGACCACAGTGCCCAGCGCAGACGTCAAACTCGGGGCCGTTATGTATGCCGCAACCCTGTACCGGGAACGCGGCTCGGTGGATTCGTTCGCGTCGTTTGACTCGATGGCTGTTGGGGCTTCACCGTCTGCGACCCTTGGGCGCATCATGCAACTTCTCGGCTGTGGTCGAGCACAGGTCGCCTAATGCCTGCATCCGGGATTCTCGTTGACGCTGTAAACGCCGTCAAGACTGCGCTGACTGGGTTGGGCCTTGTGCCTGTCACCGATCCGCGCAACGCCCGCCCGCTTTCGGTTCTGATTGAACTGCCGACCGTTGATGCGTTCACGTACAACGTGGGCGACATCCAACTGCGCCTCCGCGTTTTGGCCCCACCACCGGGCAACCAAGACGCGGGGGACTATCTCATGACCATCGCCGACCAGATCATGAACAGCACCATTGCTGTGACTGACCTTCGGCCCGGTCTCGCAACCGTCGGCAGCCAAGACCTGCCGACCTACGACCTCACCGTTGCCGTCGCTGTACGGCGTAACTAAGGAGACAACCACATGGCGACGACAACCTTTTTGTCGAATGCAACAATCAACATCACACAGGGCGTGACCACCACCGACCTGTCGGACCAAGCCAATCAGGTGACCCTGACTGTCGGGCAGGATTCGCTCGAGGTGACCGCGTTTGGCGACACGGGCCACAAGTTTGCAGGCGGCCTGCAGACAGTCGACGTGAGCATCACGTTTTTCTTGTCCTACGGGGCCAGCGAAGTTGAGGCGATCCTGAACTCGTGCGTCGGCACCGGGACAACGACCCTCGTGATCAGCCCGTCGGGAACAACCGAATCGGCCTCAAACCCCGAGTACACCATCACGAACTGCATGCTCGCAAGCCACACCCCGATCAACTCGACGGTGGGCGAAATGGCAACCGTGACCGCCAACTTCACTGGCGGCACTTGGGTGCGCGACATTACCTGATCCAAGGCAGAGGGAGAAACATGAAACTGACACTGGCAGTGACCGAGCGTGACAACGCCTACACCGTGACCACCAATCTCGGTGTGGTTGTGGCGTGGGAACGCAAGTTCAAACGCAAAGCATCACAACTCGGTGACGGCATCGGCGTCGAGGATTTGGCGTTCATGGCGTGGGAGTGCTGTAAACAGCACAACATCCCGGTGCCCGCCATCTTCGACGATTATGTGAAAAGGCTCGAGAACATCGAAGTGGTGGACAACGAACCTGTAAACCCTTCCAACGAGGCTCATACATCTACGCCCTAGCAACCCAACTGCTGCGGACAGGGTATTGGCCTCCCGACATTCCATACGACCTAGACGTACTGGCAACAGTGCTGAAGGTGGCTGAAGAACTGAAAGACTGACATGCCAGTAAACGCAGACATGAACCTTGTCGGAGTGCGGGAAACCATCCGCGCCCTGAACAAGATCGAACCGGGCCTGCGTAAACAGTTTGTTGCCGATTCGCGCCGTATCGCCGCTCCCGCTATCGAGGAAGTGCGCCGCGGGTATGACCGTCTGCCGTTGTCTGGTATGGCTCGCAAATGGTCGCAGGGCGGTCGCCAGTTGTTCCCGTTCACTGTTGCCAAGGCTCAGCGCGGGGTGCAGGTCAAAGTCGACACGGATCGCCGCGCTACCGCCATCATCAGCATCGTGCAGAAAGATCAAGCCGCAGCCATTTTTGAGACCGCGGGCCGTCGCATGCCGAACCCGCTTGAGCGGTCGCTTGGTGACTTGTTGCCCGGTCGCACACGAGTCCTTGGGCCTGCTGTTTACCGGTCGCGCCGCTACTTTGAGCCTGAACTACGCAAATCCATCGCCCGCTTGACGGCCCGCGTACAGAAAGAACTGAACTAATGCTCGGCATACCTATCGTGACCCAGTTTTCGGGAGACGGAATCAAGAAGGCCGTCGCGTCGTTCCGACAACTTGACGGGGCTGCGGCTAAAGCCAAGTTTGCCCTCAAGTCGTTAGCGGTGGTGGGGGCCGCTGCAGTGGCGGCTGTCGGCTTTGCGGCGTATCAGGCGGCACAGAAACTGGCCGAGTTCGCCCGTATTGCTCGAGATGACGAGAAGGCAGCGACGGCGTTGGCATCCTCAATCAGGGCATCCACCAAGGCCACGGATCAGCAGATTGCCAGTGTGGAGAAGTGGATTGACACGGTGCAGCGCGCGACGGGTGTCGCCGATGATGAGTTGCGCCCCGCCTACGCCCGTCTGATTCGCTCTACCGGGTCCTTTGAGAAAACACAGCAACTGCTGCGGGTTGCGCTTGACGTGTCGGCAGCGTCGGCTAAGCCGCTGAAAACGGTTGTGGAGGCTCTCGGCAAGGCTTACGACGGCAATAACACGGCGTTGGGCCGTCTCGGGCTTGGCTACGACAAAGCCCAGTTGAAGGCCATGTCGTTCAATGACATTCAGAAAGACCTCGAGACACGGTTTAGCGGGGCTGCGCTCGAGAAAGCCAACACCTACGAAGGCGTCATGGCCCGGTTCGCAATCACCGTCGACGAGTTGAAGGAGTCCCTCGGCTACGCCCTGCTTCCGTATTTGAAGAAACTCGCCGAGTACGGCATTCAGATTGCTGACGCGTTCGGTCGTGACGGCGTCGCTGGCGCGTTCGAGGAACTGAAATACATTATCTCGACCCTGCTGTACGACGAACAGGGCAACCTGAACGCTGCAGGCCAGTCAATCAACAACCTCGTAAACCAGTTCAACGGCATTGCCGCGTTCCTCAACAACATCGGAAAAGCTGTTGATTTTGCGTCTGGTAACGCCCTGATCCGTGCTTCAGGACAGTTGTTGGGTAGCCCAGTGCAGGGTTTCAACATCCCGCAGTTCGGGCAGGTCGGCGGGCTTGACACGCAGATCAACCCAGGTTCATTGCGCGGCATCCGTGGCGGCACTAACACAGGCACGAGCATCATTGTGAACGCTGGTATCGGTGACCCGGTGGAAATCGGTCGGTCGGTTTACAACGCGCTGCAGGCGTTCGAGCGGCGCAACGGGGGCCGCTAATGGCATACCCCACCCCTGTTGTTGAGATCGCCTTTGACGACGGCCCGTATGTGGTCAGCCCGACGTGGACTGACGTAACGGCGTATGTGCGCGGGCTGTCAACCTCAAGGGGTGTGCCCGACGATTGGACATTGACCGCTGACGGCTCCGCAAGTGTGACCCTGTCAAACCGTGACCGCAGGTTCGACCCGTTCTACACGTCGGGCCCGTACTACGGGAAACTGCTACCCCGACGCCAGATCCGCATTCGCACCACCTACTCGGGCACCACCTACGACGTGTTTCGCGGGTTTATTGCTGGGTGGCCTCCGCAGTGGACCGACGCAGGGTACGACTCAACCGTGACGCTGTCGTGTTTTGATGCTCTGCAGTTGTTGGGGTCGTCGTCGGTGCCTGACGCTTGGAGCGATCCGTACACGGCAAGCCTATCGCCAAGGCATTGGTGGAAGTTCAACGAACCGTTGACACCGTTTACAGGTACGGCTGTGTTCAAGGATTACGGATCCGCCCCGTATGACCTGACCTCAAACGCTGGGGCGTATTCGAACGACAGTCTGGCGTTGGGGCAGAATCAGAAAAGTGTCGGCTCGAACGGCAACGTGATTGGTGTGGGCTCGTTTGGTCTCGGTACCGGGATTCAGTTCAACACACTCAACACGGCTTCGAGCGTGTCTGTGGTGGCGTTTATCAAAAGCACCATTGCTGACGCTAACTCGCCGAGCATTGACATGGCGGTCGGTGGTTTCGCAAGCGTCAACGTGTATCAGACCTCGCTTGCTGGCGCGGATTACGGTCGCATTTACGGGCGCGTGTTCACCGCGACAACCCGCTACACGTTTCAGACATCGCTTGAGTATGACGTGGGTCAGCCGTATCACGTCGCGTTTACGTTCAACCGCAACACAAACGCTGGCGCGATCTACGTTGACGGCGTACTCGATTCGTCGGGCGTTTCCGCAGCAGTCGTAACCGCTGTGCCGACGTATGAATACCTAAACATTGTTTACGGCGATGTGCAGCAGGTGTCGATTTTTGACAAGGTGCTTACACAGGATGAGGTGCGCAACATCCTCAACCTGTCTAATGCGCAGTTCAAAGAAACCACATCGGCGCGGGTGTCTCGAGTTGTCGGCGAATCACCGTTTCCGTCGGGCCTTGTGTCCACCCCTGCAAGCCCCGCATCCGAAGTGCTTGACCTGACACCGGGGGCGGGCACCATCGCCGCCGAACTGACCAAGGTCGCCGAATCCGAGTACGCCCCGCTGTTCGTGAACAAGGCTGGCACCCTCACGCTGTACAGCCAGTCGCAGATCCGCAGCCAAACCAAGTCGATTGTCTCCCAGGCCACCTACGGCGCGGGCGGGCTGTCAATCGGGCAGGACATTCAGTTGCAGTACGACGGCGACGCGGTGCGCAACATAGCCAACGTGCAGATGAGCGGCGACGCTGTTTACATTGACACGAACAGCACATCGGTCACGGCGTACGGCGAGTCCGAGCAGTACGTCGAGTCACAGGTCGCGTCGTACGACGACGCTGTGCAGATCGGCGACATTGTTACGGGCTGGGGCGGGGTTGTTTACCCTAAGGCTTCCCCGGTGGATGTGGTGCTTGACCCCAACGCCTCGTGGGCTTCAACACTCGGGCTCGAGTTGTTTGAGCGAATCACGCTGGCGGTCGCCCCTAAGACAGGCAACACAATTACGACCAAAATGCTGGTTTCGAGGATTAGCCACAGCGCGACCCCTGAGCGATGGTCAACGTCGCTGGAGGGTTCGGCGCGTTGGGCCGCGGTTTTTATTGTTGGGGTTTCTGCCATTGGTGGCACCGACTTGTTAGGTTAGGTAATTATGGGATATCCAGTATTCGCTCTTGGAGACAAATGGGAACCGACCGACGCTAACGCGGTTGGTTTGTGGCTGGTCAAAACACAGACAGTCGGCACAGGGGTCGCGTCTACGGTTGTCAGCGGTGCCTTCTCAAGCGATTACGAGAACTATCTGATTACGTACACTGGCGGCAACATGAGCGTGTCCACCGCTCTGAAACTGCAAATGGGTTCTACTACCAATGGCTATTACGGTGCATTTGTTTACGGCACAAACACAGGGACAACCGTTGCAAGCGCAAATGACAACAACACTTCCAGTTTCACTTACGCTGGAGGAAATAGCGACACCGTTTCAACTCACATGAGCGTTGAGGTGCTTGCTCCTAACCTTGCTCACCAGACGCTGCTAATCGCTAAAACCGTTCATTATTCAACAAACTTCGGCACATACACAGGCGTTTTGGCTAACACAACCGCATACACGGGATTTACCCTTATCCCGTTCAGCGGCACGATGACGGGCGGCACCATCCGCGTTTACGGATACAGGAACTAACCATGACACGACCACTCATTCAAATCGACGACGAAGTGCGCGAAATGACCGACGACGAATACGCAGCCCTGCTCGAGACAGGCTGGACACCAGGCGAGGAACCCACCGATGATTAGTTCCGCGCAATACGCCGTCACCGACACCCCCACCAAAATCGTGTCATCCGCGGTTGGGCATCGCACCGCCCACGTCGCACCGGTCGGCAACACATCCGTGTACTTGGGCAACGCCACAGTGACCGCAACCACGGGCTACATCCTCACCAAATCAGCGGGGGAACACGACATCCTGATCGGCCCCAACGACGAACTCTGGGTCGTGTGCGCCACCGGGCAAACCGAAACCGTGACTGTACTCATCAGCGAAGGATGACCACGATGCAACTGACGAACCCGCCTAAGGCCTTTATCGCCCTCGTCGGCCTCATCTGCCTCACCGTACTGCTCGGCATTGACGCCATTGACAACGCCACAGGCACAGGCATGATTGGCACCATCCTCGGTTACGCCGTCGGCAACGGCATCGCCGCCCGCTCCGGCAAACCTGCCGACCCCATCATCGGACCCAAGGACCATGGCTAGGCCATACCCGTACAAGTTGGGGGCGTATCAGCCCGCCACAGGGAAACAACCCGGGCTTGAGGAACTGTCCTTTCTGTGCCGCCGACGCTGGCGGTTCCGCAACTTCGGCACATGGTCGGTGCGCAACATGAAAAACAAGCCGTACCTATCAGTCCATGCCACGGGGAACGCTTGCGACCTTGGCTACGGACACATGCGTAAAGGCCGTCAAAAGGCCGTAGAGGCGTGTAACTGGCTGACCCGCCCCGATGTAGCCCGCACCCTTGGAATCGTCGCTGTGCACGACTACGCCGCGACCCCGCCCCGGGCGTGGAAATGCGACCGTGACGCGTGGAAAGACCTACCGAACGGTGAACTCGGGCCTGGTGGTCGCTGGCTCCACGTCGAGATCGCCCCGAACTACGGTGCTCTGTCATCCCGCGCCTACCGTGCGCTGTGGAAATCCCTACCTAGACCATAGAACGCCGATTGCCGCTTGGACACGGCTCGGCGCAGGTGGTGGGGCTGTGTGTTTCTCCCCGGCCCCGCCACCGCCCCCCACCATCCACCACACACCCGACGCAATGTGTTTACACTTTGGTCACGCCGCCAAGGGCAAAAGGAGAACACAATGACATTCGACGACCTGCCGCTGTTCCGCAGCACCGACCCAGAAGGCTCGGTGAACGGGGCACGACACATCAAACCCCGTCAAGGCTCACAAGCCATGACCCTGCTCCGCATTTACACCGGGCACAGCCTGTACGGCCTCACCGATGAGGAAGCCGCGCAACTCGCTGGGGTTCATCACGGCTGGAAGCGGTGCGCCGACCTGCGCCGACTCGGATACATCGAGCCGACCGGGGCGCAACGCCCCACCATGGCAGGTGTAAACGCGATGGTGTGCCGCATCACGCAGGCAGGCTACGAGGCTTTGCGGTCATGACCTACATTTTTTTCGGCCTCGGAGTCATCTTCGGTCTGCTAATCATCGGGTCGCTTGTGTACGAGTGGCTGCAGGACATGAAAGACCTATGACCCCCGTTTACGGCTGGCTTCCGTTATGGTCGGCTGATAGGAAACTACTGGTGCAGGTGTTTACATCTGCTGACGGCCTGATCGAGCGCGTGACAGTCAACCACCGACTATCAACAAACGCACCGTGGGGGCCATCTATCGAAGTGACAGAGGATTGTTCAAACGATTCATGTGCATAGCACTACTCACCACCACCCTGACCGCAACCCGAGCCAACGCCTACGGCGAAGAACTTGTCATGGATTGGCGGTTTTACCGTCGGCTCGCCAAGTGCGAAACAGGCGGCGATGTAAACCACTCAACCCGCAACTACACCGGGATGTTCGGCATTGCTCGAGGGACATGGCAACGCTGGTCAAACACATCATCGGCAAAAGGTCTGACCGCACTGCAGCAGGCCCGCGTCGTGGACAACATCGCGTTCGAGGGGCACTGGGACCCGGGTCGTAAACGCTTTAAGCATCCGGTTGGGCCGTGGGGCTGGGGAGTTGTAAAGTCCAACTGTATGGGTTTACAGCGTCTACTGTGCGAGTCTCGACACAGGCTTGTGCAACGCTGGAAACGCAACTGCAAGTAAACAACCATTGGGAGAAACAATGAAAACAAAAGTAGTGGCCTTTCGCGTAAGGGAAGATCAATACCTTGCCCTGCAACTGGAGTCAGTGCGCAGCGGGAAGAAAATCAGCGACATCGTGCTCGATGCCATTTGGGTTGATTTGCAAATCATGGGCGAGCGCATGCAAAAAGAAACTAAAAGGCTTGAGGCGAAGGCCAAGCGCGAAGCAAAAAAGGCAGCGGCACAGCAGGTCACCGATGCACCTACGTGACGATCAACTAGCCGAGCGTTTACGCAACATGGCAACCGACGCGCTGCTGTCAGGCGATGACCATAAGCATCGCATTCTCAGCCTTGCTGCGGTGCGTCTGATGCTGATGGCTGACAAGTACCAACCGAAGCCCGAAGCCACACCCGGTGTGACGGTCGGGTCATGGCTGGTGCACCCGTCAATTGCTGATGACGACATTTGGAACCCCGACACATGGCAGGCCGAGTAATGGGCCGCGACTCAATAGACATGCAGCGCAGCCAGTTCGTCATGTACGCCATCCTGTTCCTGATGGGTGAGGCGTGTGCGTGTGACCTGTATCAGGGCGAGTATCAGTGCATGCGTTGTGACTTGCTGGCTCGAGGCGAGCAGGCGTACCCGATTCAGCACCGACAGGCGTTGACGACGATGGCGAGGAAACATGGCTTTCAACCTTGACGATTATGAGCCTGTAGCGGCGCGTCACGCTCGCTGGCTTGCTGACCACCCCGCAGGGCGCACCGTCACGCATCTGCTGTCTGCACCGGGCGCGGATGTGTGTGTCATACGGGCCGAGCTGTGGGTCGACGATCAACTGATGGCGACCGGGCTTGCGGAAGAGATCCGCGGGCAAGGCAACGTAAACCGCACATCCCATGTGGAGAACTGTGAAACCTCGGCGGTCGGTCGAGCGTTGGCAAATGCTGGCTATGCGGGTTCGGATGTGAATAAACGCCCGAGCCGTGAGGAGATGGCTAAGGTTCAGCGTATGTCGACCCGTACTGATGAGGCCCGCCCGTCTGTGCGGATCGTGGAGGCTGCGGGGGCCGCATCTGAGAAGCAGGTCAACTACGCGAAAAGCCTGCTGAAGGCACAGAACTACCCGGTGCCTGCCGACATTGCTGGCCTGTCGAAGGGTGACATCTCGAGCCTGATTGAACGGCTAAAGAACGGCACCTACAGCCCGCCTGTAAACGACGAGGAACCTTTCTGATGAATGACGACATTGTGACCCGACTACGGGAGCAGTATTTCACTTGCGAATGTTTTGGATACGGTGATTGCAGTCGTTGTGAAAGCGACAAAAAGGCCGCCGATGAGATTGAGCGTTTACGCGCCGAGGTGCGTGCGCTCGAAACCGAACGCGACCAATGGCAACGGATGGCAACCCGTGATTGAGTTCATCGAGTTCTGCGCAACCATGACCCTTGTGTTCATCTTCGGGGTGTGGTTCGGGGCGAACGGGGCGCGCCGTGGCTAAACCACTCGACGTGTCCGAACGGGTCTTTCAGGATCAGGTCGAGCACATCGCCCGCATGAACGGCTGGCAAATATTCCACCCGGCACCCCATCAAGTGCGGGCAGGTGTGTGGCGCACAGACGGCCAAGGTTTCCCCGACCTCGTACTGGCCCACCCAGACCGCGGCCTGATCTTCGCCGAGTTGAAAACGGAGCGCGGCAACGTCAGCCCCGCCCAGAAAGTTTGGGCTCGGGCAATCCTGCCTCACGCAGAGTGGTACCTTTGGCGACCATCACAACTCGAACTGATCGCTAAACGGCTCGGCACACGCAAACCGTAAAAACTGAACTGACACAAGCCCACGTCGGGGATTGCACTCGGCTGGTAGAACACACGGAAACGTGGGTAGACGAGCCTTGCCCGAAACGGCAACGAGGCTCGAGCAGCGTACGAACGACATAAACGCGAACAGGTGACCGTCCACGATTGAGAACATCCGGCGACCTTGGAGCACTTCTCCTAAACCGCGGGGGGCACAAACCACAGACTTGCCTGTGCACAGGTGGCAAGCCCCCTCGGGGGGGCGCGCCAGTGGGGGGAACTACCATAAGATGCGAACATGTCCAGACGCCCAACCCCCGAATTCCAACGCAACCGCAAACAAGTCCTCGAAGGCCACCCCACCTGCCACTGGTGCAAAAAAGCACCCGCCACAGACGCAGACCACCTCATCCCCTACGACGCAGGCGGATCAGACAACCTCGACAACCTCGTACCCGCATGCAAACCATGCAACAGCAAACGCGGAGCCACATACGTAAACAACAAACGCGCCATACAACAACAAAAACGCAACGAAGCACTCGGTTTTTTTGTAAACGACAAACGCAAGCC